CGACCGCGACCTGCTCCTTCAGCATCTCGAAAAGCACTTGCCGCCGGCCTCGCTGGCGATCGCGCAGAAGGTTCTAGGCGCCGAGCTTTAGGATTCCCCCCAGGGGGATGAGGGGCCGCTGACCGCTGATCCCCTCGGTGGCGGTCCCTCCTTTATCTTTTTCAAAAAGACCAGAGATCGCATGCAACCGCTCGTGGTTTTCGCGACGCCGACGCTTGAGCGCCGACTGTGCATCGAATTTGTCCAATCCTCGCTGGAAACGCAACGCGCGCTGATCGCCGCGGAGATCGCGCATGCCTACCTGTTTGAGGGCGGCGACTGTTTCCTGTGGAAGGTCCGCAACAAGCTGCTGACCCGCGCTATGCGCGAGTTTCCCGACATGACGGACCTGTTCTTTATCGACGACGACGGCAGTTTCCCGGCAGCCAAGGTGCTGGAGTTTATTGCGCGGCCGGAGCCGGTGGTCGCGGGCATCTATCCCAAGAAGTCGGACGACCTCGACTTCCCGGTGCGGTTACTCGCCGGGCAGGACAGCAGGGCACTGATCCGACACGACGGGTTGGTCGCGGCCGATGCCGTCGGTATGGCTTTTATCCGCATCAAGCGGGCCGCGCTGCAGATCCTCGTCGACAACAACGGGACATTTCGCGAGACGCTCGATGGCCCGCAATACCACCACGTCTTTGCCGAGGGCGTCGGAGACGATGGTCTGGCATGGGGCGAGGATTATGTGTTCTGCCGCAAGTGGCTGGCGCTCGGCGGCGACATCTGGGTTGACCCGGATATCGAGCTTACGCACCGCGGCACCAAGGCATGGCGGGCCCGGCTCAGCGACCACCTGACCGTCTTCGAGGAGAAAGCAGCGGCATGACCGCCTACGAAGAATACCCGAAGTGGCTTAAGCATCCGGGCGAGGCCCCGGCGCGGATCTCCGACGATTGGGCGAATGGGCCGCCGCAGGTAGGCCAAAACATTGGTTTTCACTCGCCAGCTGGCAAGCCGGCGCAGTTCCCGCCGGTGCTGGTGAACTCCCGAGAGCAGGAGGAGATGTACGAAGCTCGCGGCTATACCGCGGGGCCGATGAGCGCGGCGGCAGCGCAAACCGCTCGGGCGGCACCCATTCCAGCTGGGTACTCGAAGGAGGAATACCCGCGGATCGATAATGGGATGGTCGTGCAAGACCCGTCGAAACCGCCGCCTAGCAACGAATACCCGAAGTGGTGCCGCCGCGATGGCGTGGAGAAGATCGTCCACAGCCGCGAGGAAGAAGACCGGCTATTCCCGCCGATCCCGCCCAAGGCCCCAGCGCCGCCCGAAAGCGAATGGGAGTTCCCTGCGCCGGACAGGATCGGCGATACCGGACGGGACCGTGAGGGCCGGCTGTGGATATGGGTTGCAGTAGGCCAGCTGCTGGAAGTTAAACTCCCGCTCGCACACGCGGCGGAACTTCCGCCGAGCGATATGGGCGTACCCATATCGACTTCCCGCGCGGCACAGCAGCAACATCGCAACGCGCACGCCCGCAGGGGTTGATGGCATGCCCAAGACGACAGCCAGCGGCAACAAGACGACGGCCGCCGATGTCGAGAGCAAGCTGAAGGCCGAGTATCCCAACAATCCGCGTGCGGTTTACGGCACACTGAATAAGGCGGGACTGATGCGCGGCAACAAGACGACGGCCAAGGGCGCGAAGGCGGCCCGCAAGAAGTGACGACTGCAAACGATCTGATCACCGACGCGATCCAGAAGCTCGGCGTGTACGCGCCGGGTGAGACCATGACGGCGGCCGACTCGGCGCAAGGGCTGACGACGCTCAACGATATGGTCAATCAGTGGGGCGAGGAATACCTGACGGTTTACACGCTGACCGCAACCACCATTCCTCTGGTGGCGAATCAAAAGTCTTACACAATCGGTGTTGTCGCATCGCCCAGCATAAATCAGCAACGCCCACCCCGGATCGAAACCGGGCCCGGCGCCGCCTCTATCTCTGGTGCTCCGGTCAATGTCGTATCGTCGGTTGAATGGAACGCAATCGAGGGGACCAACACAGGCTTTGGCACCCCTGACACACTGTTTTACGACCCGCAGTACCCCAACGGCGTCCTCAATGTTGCGCCGACGCCCGATGCTATCGGGTCGCTGATCTTTCAGGCGTGGACCCCGCTGCGCTCGTTTGCATCGCTGTCGTTGCCGAGCGTCATCTTTGCCGCCGGCTGTGAGGACGCCCTCAAGACCAACCTGGCGCTGGCGCTGAAATCCTATTTCTCGCCCGGAGCGATTGATCCGGCGCTCGTCGTGCTGGCTGCCAACAGCAAGCAATTGCTGGGCTACACCAACCTGACCTCGCGCGCGATGCTGAGGCGTGGCATCAAGGTCATGCAGCCCCAGGCAGCGGGACCGCGACCGGCATGACGACGGCTCGCGACCTTTGCCAAGGCGCCGCTGAAGCGCTCCAGATTTATGCCCCCGGCGAACAGTTGCTCGATGCCGACGCATCGCGCCTCTTTTTGCTGCTGAACCAGATGATCGACTCGTGGTCGAACGAGTCGCTGACCTGCTACGCCATCCTCGAGCAGAGCGTCGCGCTCCAGGTCGGGCAGCTGTCCTACACGATCGGCCCCGGCGGTCAGATCAACGCAACGCGGCCGATCCGCATTATCGACGGTCCAGGCGCGGCCTACCTTCTCGATGTCAACGGCAACCGCTACCCGATCGATGTGGTGCCGCGCGATCAGTGGAACCAGATCTGGAACATCTCCAGCACGGTCACTTCGACCTTGCCCGATACGTTGTTTTACGATCCGCAATTCCCGCTCGGCATCATCAACATCTACCCACAATATGCCGGCGGGCTCGGCGTCACGGCGTTCTGGGACAGCTATCTGCAGCTGTCGGATTTCGCCAGCCTGACGGGCGCCGTGTCGCTGCCGCCGGGCTACGAGCGGATGATTCAGACCAACCTGGCGATCGAGGCGGCGCCGTATTTCCCAACCGCAGTTGTCTCGCCCGCGCTGGCAAAAGCTGCCTCGGAGTCCAAGGCGAACGTCAAGCGTTCGAACATCCGAGAGAACGTGGCTCAGTTCGAGAAGGTGCTGACCAGCCGCGCGGGCGCTGTCTATAATCCGTATAGCGACGGCTACCGCTGAAATGCGTGAAAGCATTCCAACAATCGGCTTCATGGCCGATTTCCTCATTGGCACAATAGTTGTGACCGGTAGTGAGTTGGAACGCGCCCCCATTTTTGACTGTGAATGGGACGCTGACCTTAAGCAATGGTCAGTGTACTTTGCGCCGCAACTCCCGCGATCCGCCCCGCCCATATGAAGACGCCCATCTTCGGGCCGTTTGACGTATCCCGATCGACCAACTTCGCCGACAACCAGTTGATCAACCTCTACCCTGAGATCGACGAAGTAAAACAGGGCAAGGCGGTCGGCGCGCTGTACGGCACGCCGGGCCTGACATTGCTCGGCACTGCCGGCGCTGGCCCGATCCGCAAGATGCAGCCCATCAACGGCGCGCTCTATGTCGTCAGCGGCTCGGAACTTTATTCGGTATCGGCCTCGTTCGCGGCGACCCGGCTGGGTGGCGGCATCGATCTGACGGAGCCGGCATCGCTGATCACCAACGGCACGCAACTTGCCGTCTTTTCGGGCGCCACCGGCTGGACGTGGTCGGCGGCGGCCGGGTTCGCCGGCATCATTCTGCCGTTTGTCCCGTCGGCCACACTCAGCGCCGCGTATCTCGACGGGTTCGGTGTGGTCAATCAACCGGGAACGGCGCTCTGGTTTCAGTCCAATTTGCTCGATCTGACGACGTGGAACGCACTCAACTTTGGCGACGCCTCAGGCGATCCAGACAATGTGCTGGCCATTGCGCAGATTGAGCGCGAGATGTGGCTGATCAAGGAAGTCGACACCGAGATTTGGTACAACGCCGGCACGCTCGGGTTTACCTTTGCCCGTCTTGACGGCGTGTATCTTGAGCGCGGCATCGAGGCGATCGGGTCGCTCGCGCAACTCGGCGACTCGCTGGTTTGGCTGTCGAAAAACCGGGAGGGTCCGGGTGTCTTCGTGCAAAGCCACGGGCATGCCGTCAACCGCATTTCGACGCATTCCCTGGAGACGATCATCCAGGGCTACGGCACCCGGAGCGACGCGCAAGCCTACGCCTATCAGCAGGGCGGGCATCAATACTACGTCTGCAACTTCCCGTCGGCGAATGCGACGTGGTGCTACGACGCCACCGCCTCGGCGCAAGCCGGCGTGCCGATGTGGCATCAGCGGGCGGCGTTCGTTCCAACGACAGGTCTGCTCAATCGGCATTACGGTTACTCGACCGCCTCGTTCAACGGCCTGGTCATCGTCGGCGACTACCGCAACGGCAATCTCTACTCCTACGACCTCAATGCGCTGACCGACAACGGCGCCCCGCGCAAATGGTTGCGCACTTGGCGCGCGCTGGAAAAGCCGGTCGAGCAACCGGTGCGGTTCTCCTCGCTGCGGATCGACATGGAGACCGGCATTACAGTGCCGGCCGGCACCAACCCGCAAGTCATGCTGCGCTGGTCGGATGATGGCGGTCACACCTGGAGCAACCAGTTGTTTGCCGCGGCTGGGGCGACCGGGCAGACCGCGCAGCGGGTCTTGTTCCGCCGTCTCGGGGCGACCCGCCGCGCCACCGGGCTCGACCGGATATTCGAATTGTCGAGCACCGATCAGTTTATCCCGAAGATCGTCGGTGCCGAGCTGGAAGTCGCCTGAGTGCCGCTGATTTCCGATATCGTGCTTTACGGCGCGGCGAACATGCCGGAGGCCGATGGCGCCACCACCGGCGGCGCGATCGACTTTTCCAAGCGCATCGAGTTCGCCGGCAGCAATTTCGACGCAACGACGTTCGATCTTGTGTCGAGCGCGTCCGGCGATACCGCAGTGCACCTGACCTATCAGGGTCGCGACCCGAATATGGCGCTCCAGTCGGAATCGCTGGTCGCCAACGGCCACACCAAAGTCGCCGGCACAATATCACTGGCTCAGTTGCTGGCGGGCGTGACGACGGGCGGCTCGATCGCCGGCATCGCCGTGTCGGCCGGAACGCCGGCGACCGGCGACATCGCATTGATCGCGCACACGCTGGCGGTCACCGGGCACATCATGCAGACAGGCGCGGCCAACGCGACGGCGACCACTCCGGCGCTCGCCAACCTGTCGGCTGCGGATGGCGAGTTGGCGGTGCCGGGGATGATCCTGCGCACCACCGGAGGGACCGGCGCCAACCAGATCAGGCGTGTCCTGCAGGTCAACCCGGGCGGCCTCGGCGGCGATTATGTCGCCCTCAACCGCAACTGGACCGCCGTCCCGGACAACACGACGATCTACGAGATGGGGTTGGGATTCTGTTTCGACCTCACCGGATCGAATGGCGGGGTGCCGCTGGCCGGGAGCGCGACGCAGACGCTGGCGATTACCCGGCTCTTTATCGGCGCGACGGGCAACTACGGCGGCGCTGGTGCGGCGACCTTTTACGAAGAAGTCTTCGTAAACAACAACAGCACGACCGCGGCGCTGACGAACGCACGGGTATCGATGGGCGGGATTTCGCCGGCTTTGCCCGGGGCCGCTGGCTTCAATGTAGCGCTGGCGCTGGCCCTCAACGACACATCGACGATCGCCAACCGACAGACCGGGCCGGCAACGGGGTTTACCACCTATAGCGCGGGCGGCGTCAATGTGCCGACCCCGGGCAATCTGCCGGCCAGTCTCGGCGCGGCGAGCGCGGCCGGGGCACAGAAGATCGCGCTGCAGCTCGTCTTGCCGGGCGGCATGTCCGGCTACGATGGGGCGCCGACGCTGACGGTAGGCGGTGGCCCGCCGCCCTTTCAAGCCTCCGCCTTCGTCGGGCTCGATTTCGTTGTCGGCATGCGGCCGACCCAGATCCCGCCGATCCCCGGCGTGCCGATCGCCGACATGAACGGCAACGTTACCCGCGAATGGTGGCGCTGGTTTTCCAGCATCCAGAACGCAGTCTCACAGCAGCAGCAATAAATGACCGACATCGCTGATCTGGTTGCGCGGTCCGCGCAGCCGGTCGCCGTCGATATGCGCACGGTCGATGGCGTCTTCATCAAGCAATACGCCTTCCCTAAGGCCGGCTCGATCGTGCCGCAGCACGCTCATGTCTGGAGCCATGCCACGGTCCTGGCGCGCGGCGAGATCATGGTGTGGCGAGCCGGTCGGTACGTCGGCCGGTTCACGGCGCCCGCGCTGATCGAGATACCGGCGCGGGTCGCCCATACGTTCCGCACCGTCGTGCCGGATACCACGATCCTGTGCGTCCACAACATCATGCACGGTGACGACAAGATTGCGGTGCTGGAGGAGCACGAATTGACCGCTGACGATCTCGCGCTGACTAGGGACTGACGGCATGCCGATCGGCTCGATTATCAGCGGCCTCTTCGGGGCCAATGCCGCGTCGCAGCAGGTCGCCGCCGAGAAATCGGCGATCAACCTGCAGGGGCAGGAATTTGCCCAGACTCAGCAAAATCTACTGCCGTTTCTGCAAACCGGCACGACCGCAAATAGCATTCTTGCGACCCTGTTCGGCGTTAACGGCCAAAACGGCACCTATAACCCCGGCGCTTCGTTCAATCAGCCGATCTCGTCGATTGTCGGCCAGCCGCCATCGCCGACCAACCCGCAACTGGTCTCGCAATTCCAATCGTCGCCCGGCTACAACTACCAGCTGCAGCAGATGATGAACGCCGTGCAGAACAGCGCGGCGGGGCAGACCGGCGCCGTTTCCGGTAATATGCTGCAGGCATTGCAGACCAATGCGTCCGGGCTGGCGAACCAGAACTGGAACCAGTTCTATAACAACTTGGTGCAGACCTATGGCCAGCAATACAGCGACGCCTTCAACAATCGCAACCAGATGATCGCGGCGCTGTCCGGTCTCGGAAGCCAGGGGCAGAACGCCGCGGTGGCGCAGGGCGGGTTTGGCCAATCCGCTGTGCAGAACATCGGCAATCTGCTGGGCACACAAGGCTCTGCGCAAGCGGCGGGGACGGCGGGGTTGGGCAATTCGCTAGGATCGGCCCTCAGCGGCATCACCGGCAATAGTTCCACCGGTGGCGGGAATAACAGCATACTCAACTACCTGTTTGGCAATGGCGGGGGCGGGAATTTCTCCGCGGCGACCGCTGCCGGATTAACCGGGACCGATTTCTATTCGATGTTCGGCGGGATGTAGTAGCCGATGCCGGACCTTGTGCCCTGGTGGAATCTGCTGCCGCAGCCGCCGGACCCGAACCAGCAGATCAACAATGCGATCCTGCGGGAGAAGCTGAGCCAGGCCCAGCAGCAGACACAGGGCAACAACGCCATCGCGCAGCTTTTCCAGAACCAGAACAACCTGCAGAACGGCTTCCCGACGCAACAGGCGCTGTCTGGCCTTGCGGCTGGCGGGTTTCCGAAGCAGGCGATGGAGATGATGGGGGCGGCGGCCGATATCCGCAAAGAGAACCAGCAGTCGCAAGCCGCGGCGATGAAGCTGAAGACCGAAAATGCGCAATGGCTGATGCAGACGGTCGGCGAGCCGGCCGACGCCAAATACACCGAAGTGCTGGGGAAGACCGGTGATATCGCTGCGGCCACGAAGGCGGGGCAGGAGGTCTACAGCGAGGGGTTGACCGCCGCAAAGGCAGATGGCCGGCTGACGCCGCAGGACGTTGCGGCGATCCCGCCGAACTTCGACCACACCCGCATTCAGGCGAGCGCCCTCGGCCTGAAGGGTATCCTGGAGAACCAGTACAAGGCCGGCGAAGCCAACCGGGAGAACGCGCGGCTTGGACTCGAAAGGAACAAGGCCGCGCAGCCGGAATTCACGGGAACGCTCGACGATGGTCAGGGGGGCAAGCGTCAGGTCGACATAAACTGGACGGAGA